CTAAATTCCGAAGCGACTTTTACCGCGCCACCTAAAGCGACAGCGATTGCTCCGCCTGCGACCGTCATACCTTTACCTACTTTTCCTGCCGCTTCAAGTGTTTGTTTTTGTTTGTTTGCAAAGTCCTCCATTTGACCATGCGCCTTTTTCATATTGGCGACATAGTTTCCTATTTTAGCTTCGAGGACTGCTGTAATCTTCCTTTCAACGTTACCTGCCATTGCTACCCCTCCTTATTAAACCTCTCGGCAATACGCGCCATTCTGATTTGTTGTTCCGTTAATTGTGGAACTCCCTCCTTACCTTCGATTTGATTTAAGTGTTGATCGTAGTCGAAGAAGTCTTCGAATTTCTCGTATACCGGTACTTCTTTTTTGCCTTTGAGTTTCGTTGCCTTTACCGCTCGTTGTAGCCAGGCTTGCAAGTGCATATCATATAGTTTGTCTAAACGCAAAAAGGAGTAAGCTCTCATGCGATAAGCGTACTCCTCTAAGGTCATCGCATTCGCTTCGTCTAGTGACCGTACACCCAACAGCTGAAATGCGTTTACTATGATATTTTCGTAAGTTACTTGACTACTTTCGTTAACGTCTTTTTCTGCTCTGCTTCCTTCATTACCTTTTGCATCTTTTGGTACGAAGCTTGGACGACAGGTGACGTTTTCAAGTTTACTTGCAAGCCTTCCAAAAAAGACCCTTGTTCTTCGATTGGCAATGCGTCTAACGCATCCACAATTTCATCAATCGTGTATTCGGCATGGTGACGTGTAGCGCTTTGGACAACCTCTAATAAAGCTTCCGAAGAACCGAATTGCTCGATTGATTCCATCGCTAACATTAAACCGATACCAAACTTCATGCCTTCTACTTCTTGTTCTTTTCGTTTATCCATATCGCGAATAAAACCGATACCGAACTTGAGTTCTACTTCATCGCCCTTAATTTGTAATTTCATTTCTATTCCTCCTATGATTAAAGGGGCGTGATGCCCCTCGTTTTATTGCCATGCAATCTTAATGCTTGTTCCAGTTGTATCTGTCACCCTCAAGTTAGAGGGCGCATTAGGGAGTTTCTTCTGTTCCTGAACCCGCTAAAGTATCACGGAATGCGTATTGCGCTTGTTCTGCAATTTCATCTGTAACAGTTGCGAAACCTTCTTGCGGTACCATTTCGACGTTAAATGTCGTTGAGATGGTAGCTTCACCTTCAACATCGTTTGGAGTTGACCAACTTTCCAAATAACCTTGTGCGTAAACTGCCGGGTATTTACCTTCTTCGTCTTTCATGTCTTCTTCGAAGGTAATCTCCCAAAGCTCCAACTTTTCTCCGTTTTTAACAGCATTACGTAACATTTCGTACGTTGGATCGTTTGTTGATTGGATTGCTTCAATTGAATAAGATGATTCAAGTGCTCCCACTCGGAATAACGTACCGTCCTTTGTATTTACTGCGTCGTTCGATCGTGACATGTCAAATGTATGCGACGTTTGGAAAACTAACTTCTTTGCGTTTTCGTCCGCCTGGTCTTTAAGTCGACGAAACATCAAGAACACGTTCTTACCTTGTTTCATTTGCGGTAATTTGTCTAAATCTGTTGCCATGTGTACCCCTCCTAATTATATTTATATCGTACCTCAATCGCAAAGTGCCATAGCGGATCAGGTGTCGATTGGTCCACCAAAACATCTTGATTGGACCTATCTAACATCACTTGATAACCACTCGCGCTTTTAACTCCTCTTAACTTACGTCTTACCGAATCAGCAAGTAGGCTAGTAGACCCCCGTTTGTCGATATGCCCATAAATATGCACACGTTGCGTTACGTACCCATGCACTCCACTTTTGGTATATCGGTCGGTGTCTATTTGCTCTCCGACATAGATGTAAGGTAGCGGCGTTTGTTGAGGTGGAATGTACATGTAAACCTCGTCATGTACACTCATACATTGTAACATAATTTCATCAAAAATCGCTTGTTGAGGTGACTTCATTATTTATCACCTCCGACTACTTTCAGTAAGTCCTTTAAAAATATAGGCTCTTGTGTATCGAGTGATTTAAAAATGAACGGTTGTGCCGCCATATAGCGAGTTCCGTATTCAAGATATTCGCTGTACAAAGTTCCAGGGCCTACCGCCACAGAAAACCCGTAATCTCCCATTACCATAGCAATTGAACGCTTCGTCGCCCCTGTCGGCTTGATGAAATTTCCCTTTCTGTCATAATGACCTCTAAAATTAGCGTTCCCTTTCATCAGATTAGTTAATTCTGCCCCATTTTGTTTTACAACGTCCAAAGTTTTTCTTGTGATTAAAGTGTAATCGATTACCTTCAAAAATTCGCTTACTCCCTCTAATTTAGCCATACTATACCCCCTCTACATAGAAAGATGTTTCGGTGCGATGATTCACCTTGCGCAAGATATTAAATCGTTTGTCACCTATCCATAATTCTTCGACGTGATCGTGATAAGGTTGTTGCAAGCGCACAACAGTGATATGCCTGTCGATTCTTCCGAACAGCTCATTTGTTCGTTTTATCCCGACGTCCGAAATGTTGCAAGGAAGATATGTGCGCTCACCTTCTATTACAACCATGTCACCCGTTACAGGGTCGTATACTCTTTTTGGAGCGCCTACTAAAGTAACTCGGTCGCTGTATCTCATAAAAACAACACCTCTCCCCCACGCCCTTTTCCGTTTTCGTCACGATACTCGTCTAAGATATCGAGGTACGGATCCATTTCTTTATCTAAATCATAAAATGAAATGCGATGCCCTTCCGTTTCCTCTGACTTCATTCCTTCACTTCCAAGCCTTTGATATCGTCTGACAGACAATTCGACAACAATGAATTCTAGTGGCCGAGGAAGAGTTGTGGAGCCGATATACGATAAGATATGTGCACTCACTAACTCAACGATGTCCTCAATCACCTCATCTTGCTCTGTATCCCTTACACCTACCAACCTTTTAATGCGTTCGATCATTTTAACACCTCCTTGTTTAATTATAACCGATAAAAAAGCCGACATCTACAATGGGTAGACATCGACTTGAATGTTATTAATGCGTCAACATTTGTTCGCAATTAATTTCATTGTTTTTGTAAATATCAATGACGCGTTGATCGCTACGGTACGGGTATAAGTACCTCACCTGCTTAATTCCAGACAACGCAATAAACTTAGCGCATTGATAGCAAGGTTCGTGAGTGACATAAAGCACCGCTTCGCTTTTTAGCTTATTAGATACCTTTGTATAGGCGCTCTCGTTATACAAGTGAGCTAACTCTAAAAACTTACTGATCGCCATCACCTCGGCGTGAATCGTTCTTACGCAATGACCGCCCACAACTTCACACGCTCCTTCTTGACACGTTTGCATGTTAGGCGGTGACGTATTATAACCAATAGATACAACGGACCCTTTAAGCTCCACTAAAGCGCCTACTTGTAATCTGTTACATGTACCCTTTTTAGATACTTCAATCAATCGATCAATCATGTTATCCCTCCATACATAGAAAAACCACCACAAACTGTAAGTAAGTGATGGTTTAATCAAGTCGCTATCTCTGGCTTCCATATTTAAAATTATAACATAAAAACAACATAATGCAAGACAATAAAAAAGACAGGGACTTCGTAAGCCCCCGTCATTCTCAGTGTACATCTAGGTACATGAGCGTTATTTGTTTAGCGTCACAAATATAAGACGATTCATTGTTTATCAGCACAATGATAAGCCTCTTATAATCGCCATTGAAAGAAAAGATTTGTTGGACAATTTTGATTATAGCACAACTAAATTAAATCTCAACTCATTCGTCTGTTAAATCTTCAAGCATTGCAATTGCGTTATCTTTCCCTCGTACCTTTTCACCGTTCGGAAGCTCATACCAACCCGCCCCTGTATGATATTGCTCGATGTCCTCCGACTCGTCTGCTACTTCGCTGTACGGGAATAACTCCTTAATGCGATCTATCGTCATTTTACCTTTATTTAAGTAGTCAAACATATCCTTGTTGATACGATAAACTCTTAATGCGTCGATAGACA